GAACACGTTTCTCGAATCATTGTTTTGGATAGATCTCTATTTCGACACCGATGTCACCACGTTCAGCTGCATAAATCTTGTGTGCTTTGATGGAGACGATTTGACCGTCATTGGCAAGTATTCCACTCTCCTGGAGAGAATCACCTACACCGCGTATCAGTTTGTCAAGGTCTGGTGCACTGTTTGGATAGCGTCTTGAAACTGATACTGGTCTTGGCATGTGAAACGTTAGGTATAGCGTTACGGGTCCAAGGATAGGGACATCGTGCTCTTTAGCTGCAACAGTGCAAGCCATCAAACATGTGTCCCTCCACCCTGGCAGTTTTTTAGAACTTTCAAACATGATCGCTCTACCGTTACGGACTATTGCGGTCTTTGACCCTTGTGGTGCTGGTTCTCCGTAAACCCTGATTTTCATTAGAACGGAGGGTTCTCAGTTAGTTCGGTTACTGGCTTAGGTGCTACCGGTATCCCTCTGCTGATGATGGTGAAGCTTGCATCGTTGATGAAGTGTTCTACCACGTTGAATGTCTGTCCATCCTTTTCGAATGTTCCTGACTTGGTTCCTAGTTCGCCTGTGAACTCTACTACGTCGTCTTTAGCGATGTCGCTTGGTAGTTCTAACCACATGGTCCATTGACGTTTCTTTGTTACTGGCTCGCCTTTGATTTTGATGCTGAATGTTTCCCATCCATTGATCACTCGACCACGGTAATCACCGTTCTGAGCTACTGATGAAACAGCGATTTGGACTTTGACTTTTGCCATGTTATCCACAGCCTCTCTCTTAATAATTTCTATTGTTTTTATATTGTTTTTATATTGTTCTATTAAGTGACATTAGTGTCACCTATTGCAACCTTAGATGTCACCTATTGATGCCTTAGATGTCACCTATTGATGCCTTGGATGTCACGTGTGTCGAAGTTATCCACAACCTCGATTTTCGGGACATAATCGTCAAAAGGGCGATGCCAAATATCACCTGCACAATCCTCAGGACATGGAACATTTACCCAGTAACGATTAGTTTTTGCACCACCATAACTTTTACCGTTATGACGATCTACATCCAGTTCACCAGATTCCTCCAGGACTGCGATAGCCCTAATAACCTGACGCTCTGAAACTCCTGCATACATGGCAAGACGTGAGATTGATGGATAAGCTCCTCCACCGGTCTCCTCCTCATGCCATGCGATTCCAAGTAAGACAAGTTTTGGCGTGCCAACATTGTGTGAATGATTTAGAACTGCTGCAACACTCTTAGCTGACATATTTGACCTCCCTCATTAGTGGTGTAAGTATCATACTGCGACAGGTGGTTGTCGCTAAGCGTTCCTTAGAACGTAGCCCTCTGGCGGATTCCCTCTCTCTGCTGGAGGGCATTTTACTTTTTCAAACCTTTGGCTAAATCCTCAATTTGTTTCAGAAGTTCTGCACTGATGCCACGCGTTGCCTTAGCACGCTTGTAAATGCCTCGTAGAGCCTCTATGTCCCCTTTTTCGTACTCTAGGTGAGCCAAAGCCATAAAGTCGTCTATCGGGCTTACAGGGCTTTTTTGAGGTATCTCGTTGCGAGTGGCAATACGCTTAGTTTCAGCAGCCAAAACAGCCACAATAGCCCTGCCCCAAGCTGACGTTTCAGCGTTCATAACTTCCGAATCACGTTTGAAATTGGACGTACCAGGTACAGGCTCCCAAGCAGTGCCATGCCCAGGAGTAAGATCATCAGGAGTCCTGTAAGCAGCAGCAGTATAAACAACCCAAGACTTACCAGCGAAGTCAATGAACTGTAAAGATACTTGCTGTAACGAACCATTCGGGTATGCCTGTTTGAACTGACGTAATCTATCTGCGACATCGACATAATCATCCATACTAAAAGCCATTTGTTAACCTCTCTTGAAAACGATAAATGGAGCTCCAGTCCCTCTGACTTGAAGCGTTATTACTTTCTCACCCTCATAAGTGCCAACTCGTGCACCATCCATGAGATGTAAGACTTTAGATTTGAGCAAGGTGAGACGTTCATCAACATCATCCATTTCCTCTTTTGCTCTCATCAAACTTGGATACAGGTCGCCTAGTTCAACCTCGTCATCATGTAATCCCTCAGCTAAGATTCGGACTGTCTCATAAGTGGACTTGGAACCGTCCCAGTCTGGTGGATTCTTAGTTTCAATACGGTTCAAAAACTCATTAGCCATCGCCTCAAGTTCAGCTGCATACTCAGGGTCGTATTCGATTTCATGTTCAACTAGATCACCATTAGCAACAGCAACCAGAACTCCACGCTTTAGACCTAGGACATGCAGATACCACATGACTTGGTCGCGGTAATGAGGTGGCAGTTCATTCATTGGATTGCGTGAGAACTTGATTTCCAGAATGCCTAGAGTGCCATCAGCCCATTCGATAATCGCATCAGGGTTAGCTTTGAATTGAGGGTTCGCGACACTAGCCCAAGTTCCGGTATTGTGAGCGGTTAGCCATTCAGAGTTCTCTGCAACCCAGAGGTCTTGAATAGGTTTTTCAAACGCTGTACCAAGTCGCATAGCAAGTGATGGACCAGAAGATTCCCGAGGTAGTTCCCCCAGGTATTCGTAATACGCGGTATAGGCAGAACGCCAAGGGTTATGACCCATAAGTGAGCCAATAAGTGAACCAGCAACGCCCTTACGAGCTTCATGCCATTCATCGGAATCGTGTGCAAAATAGCCGAGCAGTTTGGCAGAACCAAGTTGCTCTATCTGGTGGTCGATAGTCATGCTTTCAGCATAGCGACTTATTCAGACTTTTGAGAGTTTCCTAGTGTGTCTTTAGGGTTTAGCAGACGGATGATTACAGGGACAAAAGAGATCCAAACAGTGTTAGCCACAATAGTCCAGTCGCCTGAATCAAAGCTGGTAGGTAACTTGCCAATAGCAAATACTGCGGTTAGTGTGGTCGCCAATAATGACCTGAGGTATGAGAGTGCTATTTCTTTCATTTATTTCTTTCCTAGTTTTGGTAGCCATTGCAGAGGGTCCTCTACTGGCATGGTTGCAAGATTTTCTGATTTACCACACATGAAATGCAAGTGAGGTCCTGATGATGCACCGGTATTTCCTGAGTGTCCAATGATGTCCCCCTGGCTAACTTTTTGACCCTCTTTGACTTCGGCTTTATCTAGGTGACAGTAAGCGAAAACTCGGATGCTCTCAGCTGTGACGTAAGTGCGAAGTTCTACAACGTGACCAAGGATTTTAGATTCATAGACGCGGACAATGGTTCCATTGCCAACAGCCTTGAGCGGCGTGCCCTTAGGTACGGTGTAGTCGATTCCACGATGCGGTCCAAGACCCATGGCTTTACGTTGCTCAGAGTGAGTTCCAAACAAATCGTTTAGAGTTGCTGGTGAGAGCGGATGAATCAAGGTCGTCATTAGAGAGACGCTAGTTCCTGTTCATGCACTTCAATAGCAGATTTGATTACAGTAATGTTAGCTTGAGACTGATCTACAACTTCCTGATTGCCTAGAGCCTCAGCAGACTTTAGGTTCAGTTCGTTTTGGTAGCCCTCAAGGTTGAGTGCCTGGATACGGTCAGCTAGTAACTGAGCCTTTACTTCATTAGAGACGTTGAATGTCATTTATTTTCCTTATGCGTTTGCGATGGTTGTAACAGTTCCCGATGAACCTCTGAACTTTAGTGCACCAGATTCAACATACAAGATGCCACCACCGCTAGGGTTCGATGTAGGCACAGTTGTTGCATTAGCAATATTTAAAACACCTGCACCACCACCGAATGAACCTGCAGCAGCAAATAGACCGACATTTCTTGTAGCACCGAAATTGATTGCAGTAGAGGTGCCTGTATCTAACAGTGCTGGAGTTTTTATGTTAGTTGTATTTACGAAGTTGCCACCAGACTGAATGTTCGCTAATACTGTTCCTGCTGAGTTTTGCCATTCCTGCAAGTTAGCCGATTGAGATGCAGCACCCTTTACAAGTAAAGGTCTAGTAGCGGCAGCATCAGAAGTAAAGTTAGCAAAAGTCGAATAAATACCACCAAACTGATCAACCCTAAATAAGTTAGTTCCGCCAGAGTTTTGAACTCTAAAAATGTCTGTGCTTTGACCTGATGCACCTTTAGCAACCAATGGAACGACAGATGCCGATGCAGTTGTAAGAGTTTGAGAACCTGTAAAAGTATTAGATCCAGTAACTACCGCTAATGCAGTTAAATCTTGCCAAGAGAATCCACCAGCAGTCGCAGCTGTATAAGGTATGTAGTTTGTTCCAGGGGCAGAAGCAATTTTAGAGAGTACACCAGCAGAAGTTGTATAAAGCAACTGACCCGAAGTTACTGGAGTAGTTACTGTTCCTGTAAATGTTGGTGACGCTGATGGAGCTTTAGCACTTAAATCTGATACCAGGTTAGTTACCTGAGATTGAGTTAGTGTAAGCCCTGTTTGGTCGATACCTATGTTCGCTGATGTTGATGTTCCTACGTTTGTAATTGGTGCAGTTACAGCTATGACACCTGATGAACCTGTTGCACCCGTGGCACCAGTATCACCTTTAGCACCTGTAGCACCAGTATCACCTTTGATACCTTGAATACCCTGAATGCCTTGAGCACCAGTCGCACCAGTTGCACCAGTAGCACCAGTTAGACCAGTAGGACCCTGAGCACCTTGAACACCCTGAGGACCAGTGGCACCAGTCGCACCTTGCTCACCTCTAGCAAAATAAACTCTCGCATAAATGGAATCAGGGATAACAACTTTTACAATCATTTGACTATTTCTGGAGTGACGTGAACCTGCCCTCTGGCAAGTGTCAAGACCTTTCCGGTAGAAGTTTGAAGTAACTCTAAAGCCCAAACATAATCTGTCTTAGTGAGCAGAGCAGTCTGAGTTGGAGTTAGAGAGAAGCTGACAAAGTTTGAAGTCGTATTGACTGTTGGCACAATGTCGATGATGGCAGAAGTGCTAGGGTTTTCCCTCACCTGTAACTTGGCAGTCCAACCAGTGAGAGCAAAAGCGACATCGTCAGAATCAGTAGGGTAAAAGCTACAATCCCCAGCAACGCTAGGAAAAGTAGAACCAGCAAGAATCTCAAGGTCAAACTGTCCATCAGTTATCGTGTAGGTCTCACTCACTAGCTGGAACCTCCGCTGGAGTTTCAACAGACTTGCCAGGTATAACTGGTTCGTCAAGAATCTCTACGTTGATCCAAGTAGTGACCTTAGGTGCTAATACAGGTTCCTTAGCCATTTATTTATCCTTCGTTAGTTTGTCAAAGTCAGATTTCAACTTTGTGTATTCCTTATTTAGATTTAAGTATTTATCACGCCATTGGTCAAGTTCTGCCTTTAGTGTGGCGAGTTCACTCTTTAGAACGTCAATTTGCTCAAACATCTCAGCTCGAAGCCTCTGCTCCATGCTGATTGATTGAAAACGTCTAGTGGACAGATACTTGAATAGAGCACTTACGCTTGTGCCACCGATGACACCCGACAGCAACCAAAGCCACATCTCTTTAGTCATCAAATACCTTTCCAAAGGTCAAGGGTTACTTCCCAATGCTCTGGAGTAATACTGTGGTTGATGCGTGTGACAAGTGAAACCTGCTGAATAGTGTTAGTACCATCAGAGAACTCGACCTGGAGAGGATAAGCGATTTCAATATCTGCCACGTTAGAGACTTTACCGTCACGTCTAAGAGCTGGACATGAGACACGTCCAATAGATTTAGGGTCAGCAGCGTTAGCAACAGCAGTAGCCCAAGCGGTCATTCTAGGATGCGGATTAGAACCCTCGTCCATAATGATTTCAAAAGTTCCAACCTGAGAACCATAGTTTGATATCGAAGTCGAGTTTGTGACAGTCTTATCGGCACTAGGAGTTCCACTAGGTGCACCAGTTTCAGAGTTACCAACTTGCTGAACTTTTACGTTATTGACAATGCGATCACTGTCATAAGTGAGGTCAATGGAGTCCATGCAGTAATGATTGACAGATGAAGTGTGCACGTTAGAGACAGTCGGGTTTGAACTAGACCAGGCAGTAGCTTGCAGAGCATCAACGTCACCTCTGGTCATGTAGAACTGGTTAGCACCTGAACGCTGAGAGTAACACCAGCCAAGTTCGGCATCTAGGAGTTGATTCAAAACATCCCCTGATGTTGCCTCTAACCATGTTTGAGGATGTTGAAAAGTTGATGAACTAGCAGACCCTATTTGATTTAGCGAAACCCTTGAATCAACAGCAGATACCGCGGTAGCCAAAGCGTCAATGATAGTTCTGAAACCTCGGTTAGATGATGGTCCTGTAACGCTAAAAGTACCTATACGAGAATTACAAAGAATCTTAGTTGTATCAACAGCACTAATAGTTATGCCAAGTTTTTTTGCGTCACTCAAATAGGACATTGCCACGTTTTGAATAAAACCATAAAAGATGGTGTAGTAAACGCTAGGGCTTGTATCTGGTGCTGGCTGGTAACTAACCCTGAATGGCATGTTTGATTTATACGCTGGACCAGTAATGAGATCACTCAAGCTCTTTTTCATCATTGAGACTGTGGCTGTACCAACATCCGGTCGAGCAAAAACACCCTGCTCCACATTGATACCACGGTCAATCGATACATCATAAGAATCAGCCTGGATAGTAGTCCAAACACCAGCAGTGTAATAGTCAATTCTCAGATTAGATTTTATGTCCCAAACGTCATTAGCCATTTAGCAGATACTTCCTGCCATTAGCCTTTTCATACTTACGAATCTCAGCAATGATGTCTGAC